CTTTCGTCGAGTACCGCGTACACGACGTCCTTGAGGCCGATCCGCGGCCTTTGCGCTAGTCCCATAATCTGGCCTCCTTGTTAAAGCCCATCTATGTCGTCGGCGCGCAATTTCGTCGCGTACCGCATGACCCTATGCAATATTCGGACGTCCTCGTCAAGGATGTCCGACGAAAAATCCAAGCTAAACCCGGCCGCCTGCATGACCGCGTCGACCAGTTCCGAAAGCGCGGTCGTTGACCCGTGAACCATGCTGTCGACCCATACGTCGAGCTGTATTTTCACGTTGAACGCGAACGGCCCGTCGTCGGCACGGTCGGCGTCCGATTGGTCAATCTCCACGTACGTGACCATGGGCATCGTCTCGAACGAATTCGGATATCCAAATAAAATCCTGCTTGCCGAACCTAAGTATGCCACTAACGGAGCCGAAGCGGCAAGGCGCGCGCAAACATATTCCTTGGCCCGTATCATTTCATAGCCTCGCGCAGTTCGGCACGGATGAAGTCCTTGTTTTCCTCGGCGGCCGGCGTCAAGAACGGATGCGGCCAGGTTGTCGACGAACCAACTTCAAGCTTTTTTGCATATTCAACATTCGTTCCGACTTCCACGAACGGCCCCGTCTCTTCGGCGTCCAGCCTATGCGTGATTGACGCGCGCGCGCGGCCCGTCTGTACACGCGGGGGTTCGCCCTTGACCGACGGTTCATCCTTGCCTTTGAATTTCAGCTTCGCGTCACGTTCCACGCGCATACCGCAGCGCACGAGCGCCCGGTCCAATTTTGTCTCCACGGACTTCGCGTATGCCTGGAATCTGGCCTGGAGGTCTTTTACTTCAAGCGAGATTTCAGGCGTCACGACGTCCCCGCCTTCGGCATGGCCAGGAAGGCGGTATGAATCCGCCAATGGTTCACGCCGCGGATCTCGTAGGTCTTGCCGTTCCATACCATCCGGAACGTTTCGTCAATCGCGGGCTCCACGTACAGGTATACGCGCATGGTTTCCCCGCGGACCCCGTACGCCATTCGCTCGGCTTCGGTCAACGTAGCCGGCTGGACGGAGGCAGGGACGCCAGCCCGGTATGTCGCGAACGTCGCGACTTTCACGCGCTCGGCGTTGATCGTGTTCGTGCAGCTTTGAAGGGTTATCGACGTATTAAGGATCATCAAAAATCCTTCCGCGCGAACAAAAGCAGGGTGCCCGCCACGTCCGGGGCGAACCCGCCATTCTGCGCGACGAACGCTTCAGGGCCGAACCATTGATAGGAAAGACCGCCTTCCCCAAGCGCCTTCAAGCCCTCGGATCCGGTCTTTTGGAGCCGCGACGCGACGGCCATGGCGACCGCGTCCGATATGGCCAAGGGAAGCGAGGCCGCGGCGCCGGCCACGTATCCGGCATCGGCCGGAAGGTAGTATCCGGCCACGTACGTGACGGCAATGTCGCGCGCGCCCGCGAACACGTCCGGGAACGTCCCGCGCGCGTAGCCGGTCCCGGCCCATCCATAGGGTCGGTAAAGACGTCCGGCCTCGGCATCGAGGCCGGACAGGAAATAGTCGACGCCGGAGGAAAGAACGGCGCCGGCCAATGTTACGGATGAAACGGACTGTATCGGGTATTCCCGAAGGTACAAGTATTGATGATTGTTGACGGAGTACGGCTCGGCCGTGTAGGTCGTTCGCTTGAACTTCCGGTCGCACAGGCGCATGACCGCGGACGACGCCCCGTTGATCAGGGAATCGAGCTGCGCGTCGCGCGTCGTGTCGGCCTGGGGAATCCCCGCGAGAACCTTTACGGCGTCGAGCGTGACAAGCCCGTCAACAATCATCGCAACCGCCTATCCGACGATGGCGTCGGCCACGGCCGGGCCGGACTTCTTGTTTCCGAGGACCGCCACGGCGCCGACCACGTTGCCGGGGGTCGTGCCGCCGGTATAGGTCGCGTCCGCGGTCAGGCGGATGTACCGTTTCGCGCCCACGAGGTCGACCGCGTAGTACGCGATGCCGGCCGCGGCGTCGATGTCCAGGGCCGCCGCCAGGGTGAGGAAGGTGGCCGCGTCGGAAAGGTTCGAGGCGTCGCCGTGCTGGAGAACCAGCGCCGTGGTGGCCGCGTCTGGTGCGCCCGAGGCCGCGGCGTAGTGGAACGCGATGATGGCGTCGTCGTAGTTGAGCCTGTCGACGATCGCGCCCGTGATGGCCGCGCCGGTATTCGCCTGCGGGGTCATGGCTTCGAGCACGGTCGCGTTCTGCAGAAGTTTCTTGATCATGGGATCCCCTCCTGTTGGGAAGTAAGGCGGGCCGGATTCACCGGCCCGCCCGTTGGTTAGGACACGGAATAGATGCCGTGTACGAACGCCGCCGCGTGCATGACGTTGAAATCATGCTCCGCGACCACGCGCACGAGCGCGGAATCCCGCTGGAAGGCGCTGTACGTGACGCCGCCGGACACGAACGACGCTTCGGTCGACATCTGGAGTTCGAGGTCGCGGCCGGATCCCCACAGGAATTCGTCGAAATCGCCGAACCAGATGTCAGCGTAGTCCGTGGTCGTATCGGTGTACGAAATCGAGGTCGACACGAAATACGGGAAGCCGCACAGCTTGGAATACTTGTCCATTTCCTCGCGGAAAATCCAGTGCCCGGTCGAAGTCTGTAGGGCCTTGAGCCACGACTCCATTTTCGGCGACATCGCCCACGCGCCGCGGGTCAGCGGAACGTTGGACTGCTTCACGGTCGAGACGATGGAATCGGGAATGGCCGCGGACATGGCGGTCGAGGACGACCCCATCGCCGTGACGCCGAGGACGTTCAGGCCGGACGGCTGGTACGAGGTGCCGGAGCCGTAGAACGCGCTGTAGTCCAGGAGGATCTTGGTGCGACGCTGCAGCTCGCGGGAAAGCCAGCCTTCGATGCCAACCGCGTTGTACTTGATCAGCGAATTCGAGATTTCGGCGAAGGCGAACATCTTCTTGGCGTTCAGGGTCACGTCTCCGAACACGGGTTCGGTCGGGGAACCGGTCGGGGTTTCGCCGACCCAGCCGACGGTCGCGGCGGTGTCCATGCGGGTGAACCGCATGTTTCCGTTCACGAGCGGCACCTTGGAAACGCCGATTTTGTCCAGTACGGTCTGCGCGTACAGGATGTCGATGACGCGGGACGACAGGATGTTCGGTATGCCGAATCCGCCCGCGGAGGGCGTGCCGGCTTCCAGGGTCTTCTTGATGTAGCCCCCGATTTCCTTGTCTTCCGGGTACATGCGCTCGGCGAGCTTGGCCATGTGCCCCACGTCGCCCTTGGCGTTGGCGTACAGGTTCACGAGCTTGGCGAACTTGATGTCCGCGGCTTCGGCTTTGTAGCCCTTGGCCTCGCGCGTCTGCTCGGCGGCCTCGAAAGCTTCCTGCATCTCCTGGCGGAGATTGGCCTTTTTGGCGTTCAGGTCGGCCAGGCTCTTCTCGAATTCGCCCTGCATTTCGGTCTTGAGGGCCGCAGCCTTCGCCTCCATGCCTTTTTCGACGGCGCTTTTTACGGCCGCGTCGAACTGTTCCTGGGTCATTTCCATGTTGATTACTCCCTTTCTCGCGGCCGGGCCGAGTCCTTCTCGACCAGCACGAAATATGCTTTTTCGGGCTTCACGCCCGATTCTGCCTCTTTTACGGGCGGCACCGCGCCGTCCTCTTCGACCGGTTCGTCGTCCTCGGCCACGAACGCCGCCAGGGCCGCGTCGCACGCCTTCAAGCGCTCGTGGCAGCCCCGGATTTCCGCCTGCATGGTTTCGACGAACGCCTTCGACTTGGCCGAAAGACGGCGTCCGGACTTCTCGACGGCGAAAACGCCTTTCAAGACGGTTTCGTCGATCCCGACGGCCCGCGCCACGGCCACGGCGTTCGGATTGGCAGGCACCGGCACGATGGAAAGTTCCATGAGTTCCTGCTTCTTGTACGCCCGTCCGGTCGACGTGTTTTCGAATTCGATCCCGCGGAACCCGACGGACACGGTATTCAAGAGCCCGGCCTTGGCCATATTGTAGATGGCGTCCACGCGCAGCGCGTGCTCTGACGGAATGGCCGGGTCGGTTGCCAGTTCCTCGATGGTCGGGAAATACACGTCGAAAAGTAGCGCTTTCATGTACTGATCGACGACGCACGCGATGGTTTTGGCCACTGGCAAAGAATAGTAGTCGTGGCCGTACAGGACGACCGGATTCCGCATATACGCGGACGTATCCCAGCCGCCGACCGAAATGGTATCGCCGTCGCGGTCCAGGGACTCGTCGGATCCGATGAACCGGATCACCCGCGGGGCGATGTCGGCGCCCTTCGCCATAAAATGCGCGTGAAGCGGGGCGGCCTTTTTCATTTCATTTTCCAAAACATGCCCCCTCTTTGGTTTCACTATACCACGCCGGAAAATATTGTCAAGGTTATGTCATATTTCCCGGGAATTCAAGCATACCACGTCAATGTTCCCGGTCATCGTGACGGCCGCCTGCAGCGCCGTACATGACACGGTGTACAGGGTGTTCGGTTTCATGATGATGAACCCCTTCCCAGATTTCGACCCGCCTAGCTTCGACGCCGGATTCCCGACGCCCGGGACCATATGCGGGAATAGCTTTTGCGTCGCCCCGGCAAGCGCCATCCCGGCCGCCGCAGTTCCGACGAACATTTCCGTGAAGGGAAGTTCGGTATCGCCGTCAATGAAATTCGGGCTGCGCATGGGCGTCGCCGTCCCGCCCGTCCGCGTCCCCCCTTCCCATAATTGCAAGAGTAATTCCCCTCCCGTTTTGTCGAAATTGCCGTACGTGTACACGGTGAACCCGGCCTCGGGCGTCTTGAACGAAAAATAAAGGACCCCGTCTTGCGCAAGCGACACGTACCCGGACCCAAGCCGCCAGACATGGCCGGCCGAAGTCCATCGTTCCATTAGGTCGGCGTTCATGTCCGAGATATGACCGTCGGGCGTGATTATCCCCGAGAACATTCTAGACATGTTGCCGACGGGTTCGCCCATGTTCTACTCCACGACCGGCAAAAGCGCGCAGCGGCAATTACACACGTTCCCCGCGCTCCCGGCCGGGTCCCCCGGGTATTGAAGCGCCTCGCCGCCGATGACGAACGCCTCGTCAATCCCGACGACGTACGGTTCCCCGTATCCCGACCCGACTTGATGGTCCTCCCGCACGGCCGCCGCGGATCCGCCCGGCGACGCAAGCCATTCCTTTTTCGTCGCGCCTTCGGCCTTGTACGTGGCCATAGACCCGTAGTTGACCGTCCCAATGGTTTCGGTCCGGGCAATCAGTTCAGCCCGGTACCCGGACATGTTGCCGTAAACGCCTTCGCACGCGGCAAGCAGCCGGTCGGCAAGCCCTTCGATCCCCTCGCCTTCCTGAATACCCTTTGCAAGCTCATCGGACAGACGCCCGCGGAGTTCGTCGTGCGTCGTTTCGTTGATTTCCTTGGCCTTTTTCAGTCCGTGCATTTTGACCCATGCGTCGAAAAGCAGATTATACAGGTCGAACGACGGGGCCGCCTTCCGCATCATGACCGCCCGGCCGTGGTCCGCGCCGTCGGTCATGCTGGAAAGCCAGGCCGGCGCCAGGGAGTGCATGAGCGCCTCGTCTGCCCGATCGTTGAACGCCTCGTCAATGGCCGTATCGGCCTGCAAGGGGTTTGCCTTGATTATCCGGTCAACTCGCTTTTTCTGCTCGGCCGCGAACGCCCGCACGCGAGCGCGAAACATGCCTTCGCCCTCGCGCGCTTTCGTGTCGAACGCCTTCCATACCGCATCCAGGCGCGATTCGGTCGTCTTCACAGCTTTGGTCGGCTCGGGGTCTTCCGGATCTTCGGGCTCCTCGGGTTCCTCCGGCTTTTCCGGGACGATGGACAGGCCGATCCCGCCGGCCGGCGCCGGCGCTTCCTTCGGCTGCCCGCGGGGCGTCTCGACCATGGACATCGGGAGGATGAACACGTCGTCCCCCGGTTCGACCTTATATCCCATAGACTTGCGCCATTCCGCCCGGGTGATCGTCCCGGCCTGCACGCCAGCGTTCGCTACTTCCAGCTTGAACGATTTGTCCTCCGGGACGACGAAATTGAACTTCACGGCCAGGAGCGCGTCGAAGTCGGGTTTCACAAGCTGGTTCGTGATCGCCCGTTCGTAGAACCCTAAGCGCCTGGAAATGACGTTTTTGGCGAACAAATAGAACGCCGCGTCGATGGTCGATCGGTTGGAATTCTCGATTATCCCGAAAAGCTCTGGGGGAATGGAATAGTGCTGCAGGAAGGAGTCGCGCAGGTACCGGCGGGACTCGACGAACTCCATTTCCCGGTTCGTATCGGTCAACTTCGATACGGTCGCGCCGTTCCCGCCGATGAACTGCGGCTTTCGCGCGTTGAGCCATCCGCCGACCTTCGACGCCCACGTCTCGCGGGCGCGCTCAATATCCGCGCTGGTCGCCCCGGGAATCGTCACGATGAACGGGGGCGTTCCGTCGTTGTAGAAGTAGTTTTTTTGCCATTTCGCGGCCATCTCGTCCGTGTCCAGTTCGTCGCCCATGGCCTCCGTGCGCCCGCGCCCGCGCGCGAAGGGATCGAAGGCATTGGGCATTTTGAACCAAACGACATCGGCCGGCGCGACCCGGAACGGCTTCCCGGCCGTCACGCCGAACGGATTGAACGAAAAAGCCGGGTCCCCGCTGGTCGGGGTCGACGTACACCACGCCGGGGGGAAGGGAAGGATTTCCGTGATCTTGCGGCCGTCCCGGATTTTCAGCCAGAACATTTCCCCGAGGAGTTCGGACAGGACGACCGTCAAATATTTGAGCGCGTACCCGTCAAGCTCTGGGAACGCCGGGCAGGGCGTTTCGAACAGGTTCAAAAGGGCGTGCTCCCGAATCGGCACGGCCTCGTCCGGATCGTTCCGCAGCTCCACGGCGTTGAATAGCTGAAGGGGCGAATCGGCAATCGTCCCGGCAATCAGGTCGACCGAATCGAGGCGCGGCGTTTTATGGAACAGGTCGGGAAGGGTGTACGTCTCGGACCCTGGGGCTTTCGACCAGGTGGCGGAAAGCGCCGATTGCTTCGGTTCAACCTGGCGCGGCTGGGGTTTCTTGCTAAAAAGGCCCATTATTCGGGCCGCCTTGAGAACGTCATGCCGGTACCTCCGTGCATACCCGAAGTATGGACACGGCGCCGGACTATTGTCAAGGTTATGTCATGATTCTAGGGTCGGGCGCCGCGGGGCTTGAACCCGCCGCCGGCCATTCCGCCTTGACGGCGTGGCATCGAGTCCGGGGCGCCCGTTGATCTAAACTACCGGCATGGCCAGGGCGCCGGCGATTTTGGCCTCCAGGATAGCGCCAGCCGAGGCGTTCCATCCCGGCAGGAAATGGATGGCGTCGCAGTCCATGAGCGCCTTGATGTCCGCGCGCATGTACGTCGACCAGGCCGAATCGTCGGGGATCCCCGCGGCCGCCGCCACGTCGAACGGATTGACCGGCGTATAGCCCTGAATCCCCAACATGCACGCGGTATGATCGAACGCCGCGCGGTTATGCTCCGGGAGGCCGGTCATCGGGCCGGAAATGTAGACCTTCACTTCGCGCCCTCCGGCCGCGCCGGTTTCGTCACGTACGACGAGCCCTTCCCGTCCTTCGGCCGCCGCTTGCGCCGCGCCGCGTCCGCGCACGCGATGCACAGGTCGTTCCGGATATGCTCGGCGCACGTCGCTTTCCGGCACTTGCAGCACGCCTCCAAGGCCGGTTCGTTGCAGATATAGCATTTCACCCGAATACCCTCCATACCGTGACGATCCCGGCCGCGACGATAATGGCCACGAGGATCCGCATGACGATCCGCTCGGCCACGTACGCCAGGCCCGGGCCGCGCGTCTTGAAGACCTGGCGGCCCTGCCCGACGTGGTAGTATACCCGCTTCACGGCTTGACCATCCACGCCCACGCGACGAACGCCAGGGCGAGCGCTTCGACGGCCACGACGTACGCCATGACGATGGCGCGGCCGCGGTACTTGTTGACCAGCTTGCGCGTGGCTTCGGTCGCCACGTCCGCGCGGATGACCTCGAATTCCTCGCGTGCGGCCTTTCGGCGCGCGCGGGCTATCCTGTTTGACATCGGCTTTCCTCCGTTCCGCAATAATAGCACTACCCGAACGAAAACGCAACCCTATTTTCTATCGATTTTTCTATGATGCCCGACAACATGTCCGGCGCGTCGTCGTGAAGCCATTTCCCGGAGCGTCCCAAGCGCGTCACGTCGCGATAGAAAAGCGGCCACCGCGTCGCCCAGTCTTCCGGCATGACCACGCAATTCATGACCGACGTTGCGTTCGTCAATATCCGCGTTTCCTTGTTTCCGCCTTGATGGAAGGTTATTACGGAGCATTTCGTATACCCATTCTTGACCATCAATTTCCCGACATTCCGCGCGAACCCTTCCCCGCCGTTATTCGACTCGATGTACGCTTCGCGCACGCCCGCGTTCGCAAGCATGTCCGCCATCTGCATTTCCGTTTTCTCCATGCCTTCCAGCGTGTACAGGACGTCCAAGACATACGCGATATTGTCGTCCGTTACGCCGTACGCTGCGCCGGCAAGGAAGTCCGAACCCTTGTCCGCCGTATCGACGTACGCGTGGACATCCCGGAACTTCGGGAGCGTCGCGTATGTCTTGAATTTCCCGTATAGCTTGTCCACGGCGTCGAACGGTTTCTGCTGGTAATTCGATTGGAATATGACCGGATCCGTCTTCCCTTCGCGCTTCCGGTACTCTTCAAGCGACAGAATATCCGGGCAGAGCATTTCGCCGGTCGATTCGTTGTATGCCGGTTCGCACAGGACGCCCCATCCGTTCGGGTCATCCTCCAAAAGTCGGCCGGTCAAGTCTTTCGTGGCCCATCGCGTTTGAATGATCAACTGTTTCGCGCCATTTTCAAGCCGGGAAAGCGTCGTGTTTGTATACCAGTCCCAATGTTCCTCTAGCACGCGTTCGTTGTACGCCTCGTCCGCATTTTTAATTAGGTCGTCGATTATGGCAAGATGGGCGCCGACGCCCGTCAACGTGCCGCCCGGGGACGTTGCAAGAAACGAAAAGTGCGACCCTTCAAGCGACCAAAACGCCATGGCCGCGTCGCCCTGCTTGATGGCCACGCCGGGGAAATAGTCCGAATAGACCAGGTGGTCGGAATCGCCCTTTACTTCCTGAATCCCGTCGCGCACGCCCTTCGCAAAGCGCCCAGAAAGCGTTTCGTTGTAGCACGCCGCGTATATTCCGCGCGTCGGCCATCGCCCCAGGAACCATTGCGAAAGCAGAATTGCCGTGCGCGTCTTCCCGTGCCGCGGCGGCATGTTCAAAATGAGCCCGGCGAGAGGATCCCCGAATTCGTTGACGAGCCGGTCCTCCACGAGGGCCTGTAGCATGTCGCATATCGCCTTCAAGTACTTTCGTTCGGGCCGATAGAACGCCGGCGCGCGGAACCGGCAAAACGCCCAAAACGACACGCGCGCGGCCGCGACGATATAGTCTTCGGTCGTGTCGGCATCAAGAACAGGAAGCATCGTCCGGCCCTTCCCCGTCGCACGGGTCCACGGGCACGGCGTCGTCCCCCGGGGCTGCCCCGGACGGAAGGGACATCGCCAGGACATCGACGAACGCGTCTAGCTTGTCCTTGGGCACGGCCGACAGGTCGAACCCGTGGCGCTGCCTGGCGTCCGCAAGGTCAATACCTTGGACAACCTTTCCCCAGGCGCGTTCCATAACATCCTCGGCGGCGCGGAGGCGGTCAGCGTTGCGGGCGGTTTTGTCGCCTAGGATTTCCCGAAACGTACGGATTGCCTCGTCCGTCAACTCGCCCCGAAGGGTCCGCTTCAAGTCCTCGCGTAGCTTCGGGCGCCCGCCATGGCCTATGGTATTCCCCGGTTGAAACTTCCAGGGCTCTAGCGCTTTACCTTCGGTTGATCGATCAGACATAGGTAAAGCCTACGGCCTTTCGTCCGGATCGTCAAGCGGAAGCGGGGCGCAACGGCATTTCATGTCCGCCGCAGGATCGTACATGCCAGGCAGCCCGCTTGGAATTGGAAACGCCCGCGGGAGGGCACCGGTCGCCATGGCCTCGCGCTCCTCGGGCCAGGCCGCGCGCACGCCTGGGAGCACGTACACGTTTTCGCGCTGCGTTATCTGTATATCAATTTCCTTCAAAATGGCCACAAAGTCAATTCTGCGCATTTTCTTCTCGTCGAACACGTACCAGTCCTCAAGACTTTTCTTGAACATCGAAAACGCGATTTTCAAGGTAACGCAGGAAACCGTGGAACACCGGACGAACCGTTCGGCCATAAAGGCCCGGACGTGCGACTCCCGGACGGCGCTTATCAAGGGTTTTTTCGCCTTTCTTGCCTTCATGCGCCAGTAAATATCGTACCCGCTTTCGCTTTTCATGCTTCCCCCTTGTTAGCAAATTCCCCGACGGAACAGGGCTTGCCCTTTCCATCGTCCTATTTTTTCGCGAATTCGCAAATTCGTATCACTTCCTATTATCCTATATCCCCATGATATATTCAACACTTGGCCCTATTAGAAATGATACGAAACCGCGAATTCGCGAAAAACCAGGCAGGCTTTCGTCCATCATTCTACTTGCAGGCGCCAGCCGCGGAGGACCTTTCCCCATCCGGCGTATGGCCGATCGATCGAAATTCCATGTTCTTCCAGCTTTTGCTCGAAGCGTTTCGGTGAAAGCGCGCGCGCGTTCCCTCCGGCCCATTCAACATATGCGGCCCGGACGTCCTTCAAAAGCGCATGGGCGTTCGGTTCGTCCGACTTTTCCAGCTTTTCGCCCATGAAAAGCCCGATTGTGTCGGCCCGTTCCTGGTACCGCTGCCGCAAAATGTTCATTTCGTCCGGTACGGCAAGCGGATTCGCCCCGGAATCGTCGAAATACCCGCGGGCGCCGTCGATCATCCATCGCAGGACGCCCGCCAGCTCGCGCGATAGCGTGTCGTGAAGGTGCGTGTCGGGTGTTTCCGGCCGCGTGTAGAAGCCGGCAAGCAGGAAACGGCGGAAAACCGCCCCCGCGTCGCCCTTCACGACCGGAATTTCGTTCGTACCAATGACCATTTTCATAGTCGGATAGTAGTAGAACGGCTGCTTCCCTTTCGCTTCGGCCTTCATTTCCTCGCCTGCCACCAAGGACTTGAAGACCGATTCGCGCAGCTTTGACCCTTCCTCAAGCTCGGAACAGTACGCCAGGCGGATCCCGATCAATTCGGCCAATTCATTGTCCACGCGCCCGGTATTTTCCGAAGTTGTTGAAATGATGTTCGGCGACACGGCCCGTGCATAGTTCCCCATGGCGGCCCGGATTGTGCCCAAAAAGGTACTTTTCCCGGTCGACGCCGGCCCGATCAAGCATAGCGCGATCTGTTCGTTCGTGTAGCCGGAAAGCGCATACCCGGAAAACCGTTGCAGGCAGGCGCGCATAACATCGGCCTTATCCGGCTCGCGCTGGCTTGCGCCGCCTTCGGTCGCCGAAAGCAAGAACTGCCCCCAGGCCGGGGAATGGGCTTCCGGGTCGTACGGCGCGGCCGTGGTCATGGAATGGCGGTCTTCGGGGGTCGAAGGCCGGGACGCGCCCGTCCGGAGGTTGACCGTCGTCCCGCAACAATTGAGCAAGGCCGGGTCGCGGTCGAACGAATCGGGATCCGTGGAAACGGCGTCGAAGGTTTGCGCTAGGGCCACGATGGCCCGAATGGCGCCATAGGACCCAAGCCGCGCGACCAGCTTGGCGCCCTGTTTCCGAACGGTTTCGTCGTCGGCCGCGTCGTCTGCCAGGCCGGAAATTGCCAATTCCACTTCCTCGGCCATGACGATGACGGCATGAACGATGGAATGGGCTTCCGCGTCGTATGCCCATCGTCCTTCGGCCGCGTTGTAAAGCATCCACCCCAAGTTCCGGCGATACAGGGCGGCGCCTTGGATGCAGGACACGAACATTCGGGCGGCGGCCGTGTCGGTCGTGACGGCGCCCGTTTCTTCGCCGTCGCTTCCTTGCAGGGCCGCCCGAATGTTGATTTCGGCCGCGCGCGCGCGCACGACGGCATAAAACGCCCCCCCCACGGCGGCCGCGGGGCCTTCGGCGGGTGTTCCCCCGTCCCGGACCTCGCGGGCGCGCTGTCGGGGCCTTGGCGTGCTAGATTCGGCCTTTTTGAACAGGGTCGGCACGGCCGCGCGCGCATAATGGATGACCGTTCCCGGCCCCATGGTCGACGGCTTGAAGGATGACCACGACGCACGGGCGTCCTCCGCCGCGGCCGGCCAGGACACGGCCACGTAGTCGTCGACGGCATAACCGGACGCCTTCATGGCCATACCTAGGCGAACCCATTCCGGCCGTTCGTCGAACGCCCCGGACGCCGCGGCGGTCTTCAAGGCCGTCAGGGCCTCGGCCTTCGCCTCGGGCGTGGAAAGCATCCCCGCGTCGCCCAA